CGTTTGCCGAAATGTTGGTAGCCTTCACTATCTAGAACCTGGCTGGTTCTAGACTCCGGCGGCACTAAACATGCCGTCGCCTAGGATTTATCCTAGGCAACCTGTCGCGCGAGTGCGCGGCAGTCCTTCCGGTGAAGGCGGAGGAGGGGAGGAAGAAATTCCTCTCCTCCTTCGCTGAATCCGGTACCGTAAGGGAGGACCATGCCGATTGTTACTGACTCTAGATTTGGCGCCTCGACGGAGAAGCTTCATTTTGCTTACCGTCAGAGCGGCGTCACAATTAAGTCAGCAACGGTCGCTGTTGATCCTTGGTCACAAACGACCACCGGGTGGAGATCCGGCCGACAGTATCTGTCGGAAGATCAACGCTATGAGAGCATGACGGGCGCGGAGCTCAGAGCGAATATCCGAGTCGAATATGCAAGACGATTCGACACCGGACATAACTTTTCGTCTCTGAAGACCTCCGATTTCCTGATGAACAGGAACACTCTTATTCAGAGTGGCACGTCAAGTGGATCTTTGGTGTATAACGGGCCTGTTATCGTTGATATCAGGCTCGCCCACTCCATCTATCCACTGTCAGACCCTCTAAGTTTCATACCCTCTTCTTCGCAGATTACGAAGGACGGTACGAACTTATGGTCTATGGCTGCTCCCACAGCCGCTGAGGGGAATCTTGCAGCTTTCCTCGGAGAGCTTAGGGAAGGACTTCCTAGGCTTCCTGGGCGAGTTCTAGCTAAGAAACCGTCTCTGCCTCACGGCGGGGACGAGTATCTTAACTGGAAATTTGGGATTCAACCCCTTGAGGGCGATCTCAAAAAGCTAGCAAGTGGTATTCTGGACTTTCATAAGAGAGTCCAGCAGTACCAGCGCGATTCTGGTAAGATTATCAGAAGGCGCAGACACCTTAGCGATACGAGGCGAGAAGTAGACGTTTTCACCGGAAACGGTGGTGACGTGACATACTTACCTGCCATGGTTAGTGGCGGTGAGTTAAGCACGTACTTCTACGACTCGCTTGGGAGTTTGAAGATTATCGACATTGTCGATCAATCTACTTGGTTTGCCGGTTCGTATAGCTATTATCTTAACGAGGCACATGATTTCCTCGGTAAGATGGATCGCTATGCGGAGCTCGCTAATCACGCGCTCGGTACCGACTTTAATGTCGATACAGCCTGGCAACTCACTCCCTGGTCCTGGCTTGTCGATTGGTTTAGCGACGCTAATTCTTTTATAAAGAATATCGTCGCTTTGTCCAACGACTCGCTCGTGGCCCGCTACGCATACGTAATGCACCATACAAAGGTGACGCGTATGTGTACCGTGACTGGTATGCACCTAAGACCTGGTGCAAGCGGACCTACGTCGGTGAGCGCTTTTCGGACGATTGAGTCCAAAAAGCGCACATCGGCTACCCCTTACGGATTTGGCGTTAACATGGGTACTTTGTCAAATACCCAGAACGCCATACTGGGAGCGCTCGGTTTAACCCGAGCTCCTGGAGTCCTGCGCAACAAGTGACCACGTAAGTGGCATATATGTTGCAGATAGGGATGTAGTCCCTGCAGGGCGTAGTGAATAGGCGTCCGCCTATTCCTATCAATTTCTACCGATAGGAACGTTGCATGGCGTTTACCGATCCACAGTCTGTCACTGTTTCAGGGACTCCCATTTCGCTTCCGCGAACTGGGTCTGGTGAAGCGTCGGGGACTTTTACGTCCGCCGACGGTCTCTACCAGATGACGATTTCTCACGCCTATGGGCGTCGGAATCGTCGTGCTCTGAAACTGAGTGCTTCCAAAATCTCTGCCGATCCACTGAACCCTTCCCAGAACATCAAGCCTTCCATGAGTGTTACTCTGGTGGCCGATGTTCCGGTGAATGGGTATTCAGTGACGGAAGAGAAGGCCGTCGTAGATGCGCTTGTCGCGTACCTTACGGCGTCCACGGGAGCACGGGTCACCCAACTTCTGGGTGGTGAGAGCTGACAGAGCTCTCTCCGGGAACGATCATGCTGAGGATGGACCACCTAATGTTTAGATTGGGGATCCATGAAAAGCCTGATCGCGCTCCTACGGTGCATGCTGGAAGAAACCAGCATGCGATGCGGCACTAGCACCACTCGTGATCTCAAAACGATCACGAGTCGGATCGAGCACGAGGGGATATCGTTTCTGACGATATCCCTGGCGAAATTCGGCAAGGACTTCACAAAGTCCCTTGACGATGGTTTCGTCGGGAACACCGCATTCGCTGGATTCCAGCGACGCGGAGCTCTCCCCCAATTGTTTGGAGGTTTGCTTTCCCGTGTGTTCGATCCTAAGTGCGGACTGCTGATCGATTCACCTGACATCGAGGCTATTCGATGCATACGTCAGCTTACGCTGATGTGGGCAAAGATTAAGCCTGATTCTTCTCCTGGTTTAGAGAAGATCCAGCTTTCCCCTAACAGGGTTAAAGCTGCGTATGTCAAGTGGATCGAGAGTGAGAAGGATGTACGCCGGACACTCACTGCTCTTCTCTGAAGAGCGGCGGGTCGAAGATTTCCAGAGAATAGGAAACCTTCTTTGGAGTGAGTTCTTCTCCAGTATAGACAATCGTCTGTACCACGAGATGCTCTCTCCGAAACATGGCCCTGGAGCCACCGCTGATAAGCTTCGCGGCAACGCGAAGTATGTACTTCGGCGGTGGACTGGAAGGTTGGAAGAGATGTTCCCACACTGGGAATACCTCATACCCAATCCTTCCTCTCCTGTCCAACTTCAATGGTTGGACGACGTACAGATCCTCGAACCTAGGGATGAAATACCTGTAAGGGTTATTTCCGTCCCTAAGACGCTGGATAGTCCCCGAATCATCGCTATTGAACCTACTGCTGTGCAATATATGCAGCAGGCCGTTCTCGCGATGATGATGCAAGAGATCCCTCGTTTTTACCAAACAAGGGAGTTCATGCAGTTCGTATCTCAAGAACCAAATCAATGGCTCGCGAGAGAGGGCTCCATCACTGGGGACCTCGCCACACTCGATTTGAGTGAGGCTTCGGACAGGGTATCCAATCAGCATGTACGGCTCCTGGTAGGCAAGCATCGTTGGCTTAATAAAGCCCTCGATGCTACTAGGAGCCGGAAGGCTGATGTACCTGGCCATGGCGTTAAACGCTTGGCCAAGTTCGCGTCGATGGGTTCTGCTCTGTGCTTTCCCATGGAGTCGATCGTCTTCGTGACGGTCATCTTCTACGGGATAGAACAGGCCCTCGGCAGACGCATTACTGATCATGATGTTAGATCCATGATCGGTAGGGTGCGCGTCTACGGAGACGATATTATCGTCCCTGTAGACTATGTGCAATCGGTGATGCAGGCCCTAGAAGCCTTCGGCTTCGTTGTTAATGGGAACAAGAGTTATTGGAACGGGAAGTTCCGAGAATCTTGTGGAGAGGATTTCTACGATGGACAACCTGTTAAAGTTGTACGTCTACGTTATCTTCTCCCTGTTAACCGACGGCACGTTCGAGAGTTGGTGTCAGCGGTTTCTCTACGTAATCAGCTTTTCGGAGCTGGTTGGTATAGAACTTCCGCATGGCTTGACGAGGTTATTGGAAGGATTATTCCTTTCCCCTACGTTGAGCCGACATCTCCTCTCCTGGGGCGCCATGGTACAGCCTATGATCTCTTTAATCAAGAGATCAGCCATGACGCTAATCTTCACCGTCCTTTGGTAAGGGGCGTGAAGATTGTTCCTAAGAAACCAGTTTCCAAGCTGGATTCTTATGGAGCCCTGATGAAGTGGTTCTTGTCGATATCTCCTTCCGAGGAGATCCCCGCGTTTCTCCCGTGGTGGGAGGCAGAGATGCTTCCATTGGACAAGGACCACCTTGAACGTGCTGGACGTGCCAGATCCGTTCGCATCAAGACTGGCTGGGACACCCTCCGGTAATCCGGGGGGTGTGCAGGCGTCATGCCTGCTGAGGGAGTCCG